TTGCGGGTCTTTCGGGGCCGCTTCTGCCTTGGCGTCGATGCCCTCATTGAAAAGCGCAAACTCAATCGTTGAGTTATCAGGATAGAATGTGTTTGCTATCGCATTGCACAAACTCCTCGTTGCGGTAAGGTTATCCACGACTACTGCTGCGTTTTGAGGGTGTAGATTCCGTTCATCTCCGTAATCACGGGCAACGCGAGGATTTCGGCCTTGGTGAACTCAACGCCGTTGCTACCCTGCGTTTCGCCGACGCCCCACTGCGATACGCGGATGCGTCCGTAGTTGGAGTAGGCTACTCCCGCCTCCTGTTTCAGCTCGCTGTTCGCCCATGCGTTTTTCACGAGGCCGAGCTTGCCGCCCGGAATGAAGACCATGTTCTTCTCGTTCCAAGGCGAATAGGGAACGCGGTTCCGCCCGTTCTGAATGCGAACCTGTCGGCGGATAGGCTCGAAGACGGGATAGTTGTTCTCCTGCATGTAGGCGTTCAGGTCTTTCAACTGCACCATCTTTGCGGACTTGTCCGTACCCCAGATCATCTGCTTGATTTTCTTGCTGCGGCACATATACGAGATACGCGACGGAGCGCAGAGGATCTTCTCGAACATGGTCTTGTCCTGCGCCGCGTCGATGATGGCCTGAACATCCTCGAAGCAGTCCACCGTATCGAGGTTGGCGTCAGCCCATGCGATTTTGGAGGTCGCAATGTTTTCTGCGGGCTGGTTGAACGTGATCTTGCCGCGAACACCACCTTCGGGGTTGGTGGTTTCATCCAGCTCGATAACGCCCTCGTTCGAGAGAGGCCGGAGGAACATAACGTCGAGCTTTGCGAGAACCGAGCCTACGACGGTCTGCGCATTGCCGAACATGAGGTTCACGAGCTGCTGGGTCTTGACCTTGTCGGGCAGAGACTTGGAATCGAGGATTTGCAGGATTTTACGGTAGTCCTGCATCGTCATAGGCAGCGTGATCGCGTGGTTGAGGATGCGCTCTTTCAGCGTCTCCATGCCCTCCGTGCCGAGGATGGCCTCTTTCGAGAGGTCGCCGATGGTCGGAGCTGCGACGGTGATGTTGTACTGGCCGATGATCTCCTCGAAGTCGAGGCCGATGGTCGGGGCATCCCAGTCGAGGTACTGCTCGAAGATGACGTTGTCGAAGAGCTTTTTACGCAACTGCGATGCTGCGTCGAAGCGAATCTGTACGTTCTTCGTCAGATCGCCGAAAATCGAACTGTAAAGCAATTCGGGCATAGTCGTTACTGTTTAATGAACAGGATGTTCGGGTTTGACTTGAGACAGGGCTTCTTGCCGTCGATGAGCCATTCGTCGGGAATGGGGAAGCACAGCGAGGGGTAGAGAACTACGGCCTCATATGCGGCGTCGATGGTGGGAAGACCCTTTCCGTTAAATTCCTTGACTGCGCCGACAATCATGTTCGGCGTGTAGAGGGGAGCCGCCGGAACAGCTTCCGTTCCCTCGCCAGCAGCGACATATTCGGAGGCTTCGACGAGGACATCCTCTGCCGTCAGCCCAGTAATTGCCGACTGGAACGTGATTACGTCGTAGTCGCTGTTGGTCGTGTCGATGGACTTGATGACCGGGGATTTGTCGGTCGTGCCGAGCTTCATCACCACGTCGCCGACGACGAAGTAATGCCCTTTGGCGACGCGCGGCGCGGTCG